AGCGCCTCCTGCGCGAATGTGTTGTGGCTCTCTGGGCTGCCGTTGCAGCGCGCCGTCACGCGGTTGAGCGTTACCCTCGTTGGCTGATGCCAGTGTCCAAAGTCAGTGTCGTGAAAGACCTCTGGGATTGCGCCCAGCGCCCAGCCGCCGACCTTCTTCATCAAGCCGTACCAAGGGAAGCCCGACCCGCCGCGCAGGTTGTAGCCATGGAAAAGTAGCACCTTGTAGTTTGGGAAAACTTCGGCAACCGTGTACCAGTGCGACTCCCCTGAGCCGTCTGGGATGTTGAACGAAACCCGTTTCTCATCCTTGAGCAGCAGTTGCGTGATTCGGTACGCCATGCGGTCGGCGTTGCTCTCTGGGTTCATGTTCCGACGCTCAGACCCGCCGATAGCACCGTGATTGCCGATGACCATGTGGACAGTAATCTTGCCGCTAAAGTTTGCAAGCATCTTGCGGATAAAGTTGGTCAGGATGCGCGGCGCATCAAGGACTGTCTGCTGGTACAGCGAACTGTCCAACTGCCACTGTTGACTTGGGAAGATCAACTCGCCTTCCACAATGTCGCCAAGAACAAAAATTTGCAGGTCGTTGACTGGGTGATCGGCTCGCTGAATTTCCGTCAGTTTAATTACCTTATCTGCGTAGATGTCAATTCGCTCTTCGCAGATCACTGAGTTGTACCCTGCGGTCAACTTACCCAACTGGAAGTCACCAAGCACAGCAATGGCTGTTTCTGGCTGCTTGCTGCGTTTGTCCGCTTTCGGCGCTTGGACTGGTGGAATAATCATTGCGCTTGCCGCTGACTTTGCTGCGCGGAAGATTGCTTCGGTGTAGTCATCGCGGTCGCGCTTCAGAGAATCATATTTCTTGAGCGCGGCGTTTAGTTGCGTCCGCAACTCGCCTTCAACTTGTGCGCGAAGAATTTCTTCCTCTACTGACACGAGCATTCCCCTTTCCTATGCCGTCCCACCGATGAGGTCGCGAGTTTTATGCCAAGAGCAACTGCAACGCCCTTGGCGATTGCAGTGTGTTCAATGGCAGGATTGTCCAGCGCAGACTTAAGGTCGGACGAATCCGCCGCGCTGAGTCCCTGCAGCACACGGCGAACGCCGCATACCGCCTTGCTGCTCGTCGGGCGAGCAGCATTGATTGCGTCTAGTAAAGCCATCCCCTAGTTCCCCCTTTTTTTGTTTTACTTCTTGGCTGCGACTCCGTATTCGCCACCAGCCTGTAGATACCGTAGCAGAACCTGCACGCCCGCTGCAATACCAGCAGCAGACAATGCCTTCAATGCCTCAGTGTCAAGGCTCCAAATATCAATGCCCAAACCTAGCCACACGGCAAAAGTCGTTGCAAGTGCGGTTCGGGTTGCGTCCTGTAGTGCTGCCTTAAATTCCTTGAGATTCATGATCTACCTTTCTTTTTGTTAATAGCCTGTTGGCTTTGGCTTTGGCTTAGGTCGCTTTTTCATTTCTACCATTCTTTCTTACTTATTAAGTAGTTTTGCTTGCAGTTGTGCGACGCGATCCCAGAGAGTTCGCTTTGCCGCACCTAGCGGCGTCCGCTTAACCTCTTTTAGCGTTGAAGCCAATTCTGCCTCAGCCGCTTTGATTTGTGCGGCTTTAACGGTGTTTGGGGCTGTCTTTATAGGCGCTACGGGCTTGCTCGCCTCTGCGGGCTTCTGAGGCGGCTTTACGGGCGTTTTAGGGGCTGGCTTGGAAGCGTACACCGCGATCCAGATAGGCGTCTTTTTTACGAGCGTCTTGGAGCGGGCAATGCCATCTGCTTCCTGCTCCGAAATTGCCTTGCCGTAAGTCTCTTTCCCCTTGCCGCTCATCGTCGGGTCGGCGTACTCCCACGCGCCGCCCTCACACGCCAACACGCACCAGTGTCCATAGGGCGCACTGTTTGCGGGGCGCTTCTTTTGCCACTCTGACCACACACGCTTCGGAATTCCCAGCGGGGCTTCAACATTGACCACAATTGCAGCGCCGTCAACGGCTGCGCGCTTTGCGGCAGCCCACGCGGGAACCCACTGGGCATAGCCGCCCAACTGCTTGACTGTGGCAATCAATTCGTGAGCGCTAGTCCCCGACCCTTCCCCGTCAACATCCTTACGCCCTGCGCGCTTGCCCGCATTCCATGCTTCCTGCGGGGTCACCGTGATCTCGCCTTTGCTTGCGTACTGCAGCGCCATCCCCGCGCTCGTCACGCCGCAATCATCCATCCAGTTGTCGTCTGCTGTCTTGGTGCTTTTGCCCTCAATCAGCGTTGTCTGCGTTACTACTTTAATTGGCATTCCTCGTCCTACTTTCCCTGTCCCTGCATCCAAGCGAGCAGGGAGCCTAGCCCCGTCAGCCCAAGCAGCCCAATGATGGTCTTAGCCAGACGTAGCGCGCCCCTGCTTTCCGCAAGGTCTACCTTGATTTCAGTAAGGTCACGCTCAATGCGGTCAAGCCGCTTTAATATTTCGCTGTTCTGGCTTGTAGTCATTTGTCAATGTTACCATCTAAACTGACAGCATCCTGCAATTGGTACTGCCCAGCCCCGATCCTGCGAATAATTTTTCCTTTTTCAAGCAAATCCAGCGGAACAACATCCAGTGAATCAATCCACTCAAAAACCAGATTGTTTCCAGTCTGGTAGGTAGCGCATTGTGCTTCTGGCATGACCATAATACTCTCAAAGACGCCCGTCTCAGGATCGTATATCGCGCATGCTTTCATGTTTTCTCCAAAGAAACTAAGGTCTGGCATATTTTCTCCTTATGGGACTATTGCAATGCCCTGCGCCCTGCGACCAACAGTCGTTGCGGAGGAAGTTGTGTTGTAAAGATAAACTGTCGCTGTGGTGCTGCCTTGTGAAAACACCACAGCCGCCAGAGCAACGGAGGTTGACCCAGTCATGTATGGACTTGCCACAACATACGGAGCCGACCCTGTGCTAGTCCACGTTAGCGAATGGCTTTGGAATGCGCCAGCATTAATTTGCGTGGTGCTACTTGTTGAGACATCCGTGCGAATAAAAGAAGGCAGATTGCTTGAACTAACGGTTCCAGACGCGACTATGGTGTTCGCGTTAATGGTTCCCGCTGCGGTTATGGCTCCCGCTGCGGTTATGTCTCCGCTACTTACAGTCTCTATGCTTCCGTCAACATACAGGGTGACATCGCCCAATCCCGCCGTCTTCTCAAGGATAACGCGACCAGCAGTGCCAGCGCTACCACGAATTCTTCCTCTTGATACTCCGCCACCGTCGCTCTCATAAATTTCCAACGATTCCGTACTAGAAGCACCAGCGCCAACTGAAACTCCATTAATTTGAAGACCATCGGCGTTTAGCGTGCCATTTACGGTGTGGACGTTTCCAGATCCAAGGGAAGACCTTCCAAGAGTGTAAATCCCGTTGTTGTTAATTGAGAGATCGGTTGTGAACGTACCGAACGCTGTAGATGCAACTGCAGTTCCGCCTGAGATGTATGTGTCGGTCATTGCGATTTTAACGGTAAAAGTCGTAGAGGTTCTTGCGGAGATTACTCCGCCAAGCAGATCAAGGGTTTCGGGATCGCAGCCAGTAATATCAACTTTTGATCCTACAACGAAACTATTATTGGCGGTGTATCTGGTGTAGCCAGCACTTGGGCTGTTTAGGGTAACTCCAGTAATTGTCACGGTTGCCGTTGACCCCTCCAGCCAGTGACCGATCTGAACAGTTTCTCCGTCCTTCACGGCGAAATCACCAACTGCAGCGCTCTTGCTGCTAACAATTCCAGGAGCGATAGTTGAGTCGGTTACGTTAATACTTTTTGCATCTACAATTCCGCTCGCTGAAATTGCAAAATGCTCAGATGTAATTGCGACACCCTGCGAGCCGTCAAGCGTTAGTGACCCAGCGGTGATCTCGCTGGCGTTAAGGTTTACAACATTGATTTGATTGGCGTCAATGCTTCCAGCAAAAATTAAGTCTGCAGTGATGACACCCGCTGGCACAACGCCCATGTCTTTTGCGTCATCAAAGATTGTTTCTGTACTTGATGCGCCCCATGCAGAAACACCGTTGCTTCGGTACACCGTCGGCACACTGATGTGCGGATCTCCTGCGTCTGGCACAAGCAGAACGAGCGTACCCGCTGGGAAATCTGATGCATAAATTGTAAGGTCTGGCAGGTTTTGAGNAACGGTCAGCGTAGCGTTCTTTCTGATGACAGACATCTGCGTGTTTGCCGCTGGAAGTGATGACGAAGTGATAACNTCTGCCGCAGCGCCAGTTACCTGCGGATCAGTGAGGCGGCGACCAGAAGATACATACTCGCTCTGCTGCATGTTGTGCGAGAACGCTGTTGCAGTAAGGCGCGGCTTTGCTGTTCCGACAAGCGCAGACCCGACTGTTGCGAGAGCAGAGGCGAGGCTACCCTTTTGCGCTCCGAACTGAATTTCGTATACGATTTCGCCGTTTCCGTATGGCAGGATTGAGTACGCTTCAATGCGGTTGATTGTCAGTTGTCGCGCCGTAGGCATTCTTTGCATTTCAAATATCTGATATGTTCCAACAATTGGAACGATGAACCCAAGCCTGTCGGAAGAGATTGTGTATGTACCCTCACGAAGTGGCATCGCGGACTCAGAAAAGATTGCATCCGCTGCCCGATCCGCTTCCGCTTGGCTGGTTACTTCTGAATCCTCAACAAACGTTCCACTTACCTTGCCGAAGTAGGCGATAGAGGGAGCAAACTCTTGATACCAAGTGGTGTAGATGTTGCTTCCCTTAACGGTTTCTGCGCCCTTGATTGCGACAGCGTTAATAATTGCGCTTGCGTCAAGGGATTCCTCGTAATTCATTGGCGCAAAAGTGAACGAGTTATCTGGGGTATCGCTAACAGCAAACGGTGCGTCTTCATGGAGGCATTGCAGGTTGTCGTAGTAGACCGATCCAGTTGTCGCCCCAGAATAGCCAAGGCGGATCTCAAGATACGCAGCCGTCGCTGGCGCTGTCACAAGTTGCTCTACGCGAACCCACGAGCCGACGGTCGCAGTGGTAATCGTCGTAGTAGGGCTGAGGTACGCGCCGCTGGCGGTTGCGCGGAAGCGAAGCAGGATCTCCGCTCTGCTCGCAGAAACGTTTTTTATTGACGCGCTAAAGTAGTATCGCTCCCCAGCAACGGCGGCAACCTGTTGTGTCGCAGCCTCCGTACTGTCGTCGCATTTCAACCCGTAGTCGTAGTCCTCACCAAGAGTTGGAGCGCCTCCGCTATCGGAGTTCTGTCCAGCAATAGTATTTCTGCTTGTGTTGGCAGTAAGCGTCCAACTTGTAGCGGTTGACGAGGATGCCGATGGCTGGATGTTTGGCAACTGGAAGCCGCTGTTCAAAATAAGGTTGACGCTTGCACCGACACGCTGAATATTTAGTTCCCCCAGAACGTCAACCCAGAAAACCATCTTGTTTTCATATGCCTTTAGGCAAAATCGCTCAAGCGCCTGACGCAACGTTTTGCCGCCATATTTAATCGTAGGAAGGCTGGCGTCGTTGACGCGGTGAATCTTTGCAGCGTTGTAAATGATCTGAGAAAATCCCTCTGATGCTGTGCTGCTTGACAGCAGCCACTGGATGTCATTCCCCCGCGTCCTACCAAGACCAGTGCGCTCTGCGAGCCTGTTCCTATATGCCTTCTGGTCTAGAAGGCAGTTGGAACTCTGGCAGTCAACCGTAATAAGGTTTGCTGCGCCATCAAACGCCCAAGTAATGTTGCCGACATACCCGCGCCAAACCGCCGTTGTTTGTGAGGTTGCTGAGATTGTCACCGTAGAGTTGACGACAACTAGAGAGCCAGCCTTAATGTCAATGGTATTGGTTTCGTCCCTTATGTCAAACGAGCAGGTTGTAATGGAATCTCGTGAGCCAGCCTCTGCCGTGAAGGTCTCCATCAAAATGTAGTTGGTTAGGTCTGTCCCGCCAACCGTGACTGAAAGTACTGCTGACATTTAAATCAGAAGGTTAGTTGTTGACGACCCGCTCCTGAGACCGCCGCGTAGCCGCACCTGCGTGGTAAGTCGCTCAGACAGGCGACGAATGTCTTCGTCCTTCCTGATGCTCTGTGGCTGGAAGTTGTTGTTAATGACGACTGAACTAGACTCAGATCCGTAGCCAGCGCTACCCATGCTTGGGGCTGCATCAAATGCTGGGCGCGATGCCGCAACTGCAACTGCAGCGCTCTGGCGCAAGGCGACACCTGCGCGTCGCATGCCGTCACCGAACGCATTAATCGTTCGCTCTCCCCAAGTATCAATCTCATGAAGTGGCGATTTAACTGTTGGCGGAGACTTAGCCTCAAGCAGTCCTGACACATCGTTTAGCACGCCTCGCACTGCTCCGACCACTCCCTCGCGACCAGATCTAATCCCGTCTGCGTATGCATCCATTGTGCGCTTGGCGTACGCCTCGTAGAAGAATGCCCTCTTCTCTGTCTCCAGCCTTGCAACCTCTTGAGCGGCAAACATCTCAGCAGCAACCGCCTCGCCAACTTGTGTGTATGCGTCCTCGTAAGAGACCTGAGCATCAACGGCAAGGTCGGGGACGCTATTCTTAAGAGCAAATAGGCGCTCTTTTGCCGTTTGCTCTGCAGACAATGCCGCTGCGCGAACGATTGCATCTTGGCTCTTAAGCGCCTTCCTAAGTTCTTTAGAGTCCAAGAAGTTTTTAAGATCCTTCTTTTCTTTTGCTGGCGACATTGCTTCCTTAATCGCTTCCTTAAGGAAGTCTCTTGCGCTCTTAACTTCGTCCCGACCTTTCTTAAGGGAATCAGCAACTCCCGACATTATTTGCGATGTGCGCTTTAACACTTCTTCCTTTGCGTTTCCAGCAGCATCAGGGAGTGCGCTGAAATACTCGTTTGAAATGTTCTCCATTCCAGGAATTCCGCGAGCAACAATTGCGCGAGCCTCTTCCTCAGTCGCTTCAACCACTTTTGTTGTTTGAACTCCAATGTCCCTAACCTCGTAGGACATTTCCCTAAGAGAATCTGCCATCCCTTTATCAAAGATTCCGACAATGTTTGCAAGGATTTGAATTGCCACGACGAGCGAGTCCTTGATAAACCCTACGACAGCACCGATTGCCTCAGACACAAGATTAATTGCGCCAGTAACGAAGCCAAAGTTCTCTTCAAGAAGAATTAATGCCCCAGTAACCAAAACGCCAATCGCGATAAACGGCAAGAACGGCACAATTGCCGCCCATACTGCCGCAGCAAACCCCCATACAGCCATTGTTGCTGGCACTAGACCGCCCGCGAAGAAAATCAGCGCTACGGCGGCTCCCATCATGATCGCTGGGAACTGGGTTCCAAGAACTTGAATGATCGGAATAACTACTTCCATAAATCCGATGGTTGCCTGAGTAAGTGTTAGGAAGATTGGGATTAACGCTTTTCCAGCCTTCATCATGTTGTCTTGCATCACTGCCGCCGCAACGCGCTGCTGGTTTGCAAGACCGTATTGCGTTCTTGCAAAGTCCCCTACGGTTAGGTCAAGTTGCTCAGTCATGACTGCAAAACGAGCCTGAACTTTCTGTTGGGCTGTCAACTCTTTTGCAGTTGCCGCAAATCCTAGTTCTACTCCCTTAGCGCCAACAATCAACTCGTTCATCTGAACGCCAACGGTACGCATAGGAAGGTACTCTCCTACGAGACCAGAACGCAACTTAGCAAGTGCTTCATCCATCGGGATGTTGTTGAACGAAGAAATGTCTGATGCCAACTGAATTGTTGCAAGAGACATCTTTGACGACTCTTCTTCGCTTAATTTCATGGCGCGGAATAGGTTTGCGTACTCTCCACCGTACTTCAGCACTTGGTTTGTGGAAAGACCCATTGTCCTCGCGGAAGTTTCAGCGGCAGTGTGCAGCAACTGGGCATGCTCACCAAGAACTGTATTGATTTTAGTGTAGGACTCAGCGTAGTCCCTCGCGGCGTCAACCGCTGGCTGCATGACAGATGTCGCCATTGAGATTGCCCACTGCACAGACTGTAGGTTTTGCAGCATGAAGAACGCCTTTTGCGCCATGCCCATCTGTGCGCCACCAAGAGCGTTCATTGGCGGAACAGCAGCGCCAGTTGACTTGGCGAGGCTGGTAACTGCGCCCTGTACCCGACCCAACTCCTTGGACGCTAGGTCACGCGCTGTTACATCAATGCCAATCTGTTCACGCATTGACTACCTACCAGCCTTTCTCGTCGCTTCGTTTTCGGCTTTTCTTTTTGCCGAAAGGTACGCAAGCGCACGCTCTACGAACCAGTGCGGCGCTTCGCTGAGATCATCATACGACCAACCGAACTCTTCGCATAGTAAAACATCTGAGAACCATTGCGGCTGATTTGCAGTCTTCCCGTTGAACAATGCCGCTAAATCGCGGCTTAGGCTTCCCCCAGCGTTTCACCCTTTTTGCCCTTCTTACCGTCAGCCTCTGGATCTACCTCTGAGAGCAACTTCGGCGATTCCTTGCCGATCTCGCCCATCAAGAACTGATAAACAGGATTTGGAATCCCGTCTAGAAGTTCCTCTCCGCCCTGCGGAGACCATGGGACAAGGTTGCCGACCTCGTCAAAGATGCGCCAGTCAACGATGCCGCCAATAATTCGCGCCCTTAGCGCAGCGGCAGTGTTCCATTCCATTTCCCCAAGTGAGCCGCCCTTGTCAATGCGTGCATTGCTCCCTGCGGCGATCATGCCCTGAACGACACCGTGCGGCAAGACTCCCCAGAAGGTGACGCTTTCACCCTCAGTAAGCCAATCTTCTGGCTTTACTGCTTCTGGCTTGTCCGCCGCCGTAATTGTCCTTGTGTCAGCCGAACGGCGGACAGCAAGATTCCTAAACGATCCCATAAACGCCCCTTTCCCCTGCTCTGGTTTTTATTAAGACGCTGTGGTGAAGTTTGTCGCGGTGTAAAGCGTGACAACTGCCAGCGAAGCGTCAGATGAATTGTAAAGAGCCTTGCCCTTTACCGTGATCTCTGGAAGATCCGAACTCGTGTCAATGTCTGCATCCTCAAAGAACGCAGTGCCGATCTTCAGCCGAAGCGTTGGGGACAAGGCTGGCGTACCAATCGTCGTCCCGTCAGTCAGGGTGAAGAGAATTGTCAACGAGTCTGTTTCTGCGTTGCGATACTTGTCAAACTCGCCAACGCTGGCAAAGTCGCAAGTGAGGTCAAACTCCACCATGCGGGAGCCAGTCGTGAATGTCGTTGGGTTAACCGAATTGTTTACCGTGAACTGTGGCTTTCGGTTGCGAGTGATGTTGATTGTACCCTTCTTCAACTTGGCATACGAACCAAGGGCGACGCCGTTAAAGGCAACCTGCCCCTTCCACGCAACAAACGGGTTGATTGCGGAGTTGGTGAATGTCGGCTCTGAGCCAAGGGCTGTGCGTGTAATTCCAAAGCCGTTGACGTTGTAGGTAAGCGTGCCATCTGCCTCAAAGGAGAAGCCCATCTTGTCTACAACTGCGTCCCGAATCTGGTACGCCTCAGTTGCGCGACGCGGCTGGGTCGTCTCTAGGGTCAAAGCGTTTGGCGCGTCAGTGAACTTGAATACTGAGGTAAATGCGCTGCCAGCAGCGGTGTTGGTCGGGGTTCCCATTGCGTTGGAAAGCCAGTAGCCAACCGTGTCGTGGTAGACCGCGCTGTCGCCGACAGTCCACTCTTCGTAGGAAACGCCATCGCGCTTCGCGAAGTGAATGTCCTGACCGCTGCGAACTTCTTCAACTGCAACGTTTGCCTTGACGAGTTTTGACGAAAAGTCTGCTGCAACAGTATTAACTGTTGCCGCTGCTGTGCCGACCGCAGTCTGGCGACCGACCTTTACTCCAATGCTCACTTGACACCTTCCTTCGCTGCATCAGCGACAACTGGAGCAGCCTTGAGCGGCTTCTCCTCTTCATAAAGACCAGTTGCGATCAGCGCATCCGCTTCTCGCTCAGTCACAACAATAACACCAGCGGCTGGGTAGCCGACAACAAAGTCGCCGCTCCCGACATACCGAATGCTCTTTGATACTTCAGACATATTTACTCCTACGTTGTTGTCAGGGATTGAACAACCTTTACGACGACCCTGATCTCAGCATAATGGCACATTATGTCGCCGATCATGACTGGCGCAGCATCGTTTGGAAGGTCAATGGTAATCGGATCGTGGTCAAGCGCCGTGCCGCTAAGAGATCTGGTGCTGTCAATTGCGGTTGCTACCGACTCCAGCATGTCCCTGAAGGTTCCATCGCTGGAGGGATGCGCCCAAGACATGTGGCAGCGGATGATGTAGTTAATCATTCGGATGGTTTTTACTGCCCCGATCCCGATGGCTTCGTACCTGCGATCTTCGCCTTCGTACTGGATCGTCCACGCTCGTACTTGTCGCTGCCCCCCAATAACCACCGTGAGCGTCGTGACAAACTGCGCCCAGTCATTCTTTGGAAACGGCTGGTAGTCGTAGACAACGCCAGAGTCAGCAACGCTTTCAATTGCTGTCTTTAGAGCCGCCGCCTGATCCCCGATAACGCTCATGGCTACCCCTTCCTTGTGACTGTAGACACTTGGTTCATCTCTGGGTTCCTCAGCACTCGCGCTGCGGCAAACTTCATGTGGGTCTCCGCCATTGCTTGGTGCTGCAGTACGGTTTTCTTATTGTACATTTGCGCCTTCGTGCCGTTTTGGGCAATCTTCCTACCGATAAGGAAGGCGACGCTGTTGATCTCCCTGACGCCCTTCACCCTTAAGACCCTGCGAACCCACGTCCTCATTGCCTCAACTGGCGGGAACTTACCTGCTCCGCGCCCGTACTCAACAAATTGCGCGTAGAGCGAAGCGCCGCCAGTCGCCCCGATTGTTGAAGTCACTTCCCAAGTCGTGCGACCGTGAGTGTTGACAAAATTGAACTTAGGCGGCGTAAACAGCGTGGAGTTTCGCAGCATGGCGGTTGATCCGACAGGGGTGTTGCGGACAAGTTTTGGGTACAGGTAGACCACTCCAGCCTTTGCCGCCTCGTACTGAGCCGCCTGAATCAGTTGTGGCGTGTACTTCTTGCGAAAGCCAGTGATGTCGCGAAAAACAATCTGAATTCGTCCGCGAAAACTCATCGGGTCATTTTTCGGTGGAAAAGGTAGTCGCGGCTTGGATCTGGCTGGGAATCCCAGTTGATCCAGTTTGATGCGTGCGGCTTCTCTCCCTCAGCAACGCCAACGCCATCGCGGTATCTCCGCATGTACATGTCAGCGATGTCTGCCCACTCCTTGCTCTTGCTCCCGTAGTCTGATGTGTCTGCGCCAAGGATCGGCTCGTGCGCTCGTGCGTACTTGTTGCCAATATCTGCCGCGCAAACAGAAACAACCAGATCTACAACTGCGAAATGATCGTGGTCAAGAACTGTTGTGCTTGCCGCTGTCGTTGAGTAAGTCCTGTGCGTTGTGTAGTACAGGCGAAGCGCGTCGCCAGACGTTGGCGCGATGCGCGTCCAGCGAATCCTCAGCGCTGCGCTGTTGGTAGTCCCCTGAACTACTAGGTAGTCGCGCTCGTCAACCCACTGTGGCGGGACGTGGTCTATTGGCGACTCAAGATGCACGATGCGGCTAAACCCATCGGTAAAGTCCGAAGGTAGACTCAGATAAATCGTGCCGTCAGCCGTGAGCGCGCCGATTTTCTCCAGTGGGCGGTCGTTGGAATATCGGTACGTTGCCTTGGAGATGTTTTCTGTAATCTCTGCGTCCGAAAGTAGGCGCGCATCTGCCGTACCAGTCGTATCGCGAAGCACTGCCTTAGCAGAAGCCAAAACATTCGCCGATGAATACGATCCCATGTGCGGCATATTTTCTCCTTTGGACTTCAGGCGGCGACAGCGCTAGGGGTATCGTTGCCGCCGCCCGAAGATGAATGAGGGAGTCGGGTCTCGCCCGACTCCCTCAGATTTTACCCCTATGTCGTCCCTAGTTAGGCGACGACGTTGCCCTGAAGACCACGATAATCAAGGACTGCACCACCATAAATGTGGCGAACCTTGTAAGTGATCTTGTCGTTGCTGAACATTGAGCCATTCGTTGGCTCGTCCTGCACGAACAGTTCAGGCTCTTCGCGTCCGTTGAGGAAGCCGATCTCAATTGTCGGAACATCCATTGGCGAAGCGGAGAGGAACCAGTTGTTTGTGTCTGTCCAGTAAGGAACGCTGACTACCTCAAGCCCGTAGGTTCGTGCGTAGTTGGCGTCCGATGGAGCAGCAACGCCCGCACCCGAAGGTAGGACGATGCTGTTCAGGACTGTGAACACATCATGCTCAAGGTCAACTGGGACAACGAGATAGCGTGGCGTAATGCCAAGGCGCTTGCTGTTGCTCATGTCGGCTTGCTTGAGCATCTGGAGGCGCGCATTCTTTAGAGCCGTGGCGCTGAACGCCGTGGTTCCAAGGTTTGCGTGCGACGCATGGAACAGCGCAACAGCATCATAAATTGCTGCGTTGTCCTTGTAGAAGTCAAAGACAAACTCGTGAAGGCTCTGCGCGGCTGCCCGCCCAAGTCGGCGTGGAATGTCTCGGATTGCGCCAAGGTCATCGTTCACGATCATTTCCATCGTGATGACCTCAGTGCCACCCTTCTTGGTTGGCGCGTAGGTTGCCTCTTCGTCCGTTGGGCTGGTAAGGGCGGCGTAAGCGCTGCCCTCAGTCACCGTGGACAGGTTGTTATAGCCACCGAAGCGCACGCGGCGCTGCGTTCGCATGTCGTTAACCGAACCAACGGTTACCAACTTGCGCCAACCATCAAGGTTTGGCTGATTGTAGAAGTCCAACAGGCGGCGGGTGATGGAGTCACCAAGGATCTCAGCAAACGACGAGGACGAAAGTGCCTCTGTCAGTCGTGAGCCTTCCTGAATCTTGCCCGTGAAGGAGCGGTCGCCCGAAAGGTCAACGTAAAGACCCTTAATGGACTGGTTGCTCTTGCCCGCGAGGATGTCGTACACCCCTTCGGTCACGCGATCCTGCTCAGACTTGACGTCTGTCGCAACAGCGCCAGCGTCAACTACGGCAGGGGTTGTTAGGTCAGCGATATAATCGGCTTCCGCCTTGATCGCTGAATCAATCTGCTGCTCGTCAAGCACCTTGCCTTCAGTCGTCTCCCGAACGCGCTTCTTGGCGCTATCTGGGAGCGTGACACCAGCAAGGCGAGCCTCAACGAGAGCCTTTGTCAAAATCGCGCCGATCTTTTCGGTCACGACCTCAACGCTAGGGGTCTCAGTCTGGTTCTCCACTGTTTCGTTCTCCTTCTGCGCTTTTAGCGCATCAACTGCCTCTGCAAGCAACTGCTCGTAGAGATCTTCTCTCGCCCGCTTGAGTTCTTCAGGCAGGACGACACCTTCAGCGATAAAGCGAACTGCTTCATCCCTGCTCATAGTAACCCAATCAACTTGTGGCATTGCTTCAGCGCTTGCTACCAAACGCATAGGCATACCACCCGCAGCAGGGTTGACAACGACATCAACACTTTCAATGGTGTTGATTTTCGTTACATCAATGTATTGCTGGCGCGACTCTCGCACTACTGACGTTTCACCGTCACCAACAATAGAAAAGCCCACAAGGTCTGGCTTCCCGCGCTTGATAGCGTCTGCCATCATTGATCGGAGCCATGGGGCTGCTTCTGAAATATGGAAATTGGCGGCAACGCCAGANACCTTTGCATTCTTNTTTGTTGGATGCGGGGCATCCTGAACCCAGCGAGCGCCTGTGTACCAGCCGACAAGCGACTTGACTCCGCGCTCTTCTGGATTGTGGTCAGTTCCCTTGCCAGCAAAGGCACGCGCACCCTCAAAGAGTGGAACCGACTCTCGCAGTACTGCTTCTGAATACCGCCGTCGGTTTTTGCTCATCCCAGCCTGAATCAGCAGAACATCAATGATGCTTCCTGTCGGCTCAACGGATTCCATGATGAGACCCTCTGCCTCGTCTCCGCTAGGAATCTCAAGTTCAGCCTCAACTTCAGCGGCTGGAGCGATTTCTGTGACCTCTGGTGCGGCTTCTACCGCTTCGGGAGTAACTTCTGCGATCTCTGGCTGTGGCTCGCCTTCAACGGCAACCACCAACTCTTCAATTTCTGGCATTCATTCAGTCCTTTTCTTCAGTCTCGGACTCTTTGATAGCAGCCCTGATGTTTAGTTTACATCCACCCTGCGGTCTAATCAGTCCCTCAACGATCTCACAACCGTTTGGGCTGACCCAGAACGCGCACGTTGAACACATCCGACCTTCGTAGGCAAAGGGCGAGACGGTGACGTAATTTGCCCCGTCGCTGCCCTGCTGCGTCCACTTCCCGTGGCGCTTGGCAATGGTCTCGTAAGCGTCGTACAGAGCATTTGCATGGGCTGGCAGCACCATGTTGGCTTCGGCGAGATTGATCCCGCTGTCACCCATTGGCATATCAATGTGAACCTGATCCGCAACGCCTACTGAGTAGACGCTCTGGAGTTCGGCGCTGCGCTCCGATGGCTCTGAGGGGATGTCAATGGTCTCGTCTTCTGGCGCTGCGGCGACCTCAACGACAATGTAGTCCCAATAGTCAGATGCCTGTGGGTTCCGCTTGAGAACGTCTGATTTCTCTTTTTCGCATCCGCAAAGCACCTCAACCCACATGGCGATCAGGTCTTCGTATTCAACTGGCGCAGGAGGGATTCCTGTTGACTCTGGGTCTACGGCTTCGTTAAATGACACAATCTTTTCTGCGTTGGTGAGTTCTCTGGGCTTTCCTTCGCTGTCAACCCTTCCGCGAATCTCTATGCGGCTGCGGACTCCGCGACCTGCTGCGGTTTCCACAAACCCATCCCTCGCGTTGTAAGTTGCAGCCACGACATAGGTGAACTTTGGCTGCGGTGGCTGCCCGTCCGACGATGTAAACGTCCTCTGCGTTCCTGTTTTAATGTCAATGTCTGGAACGCGCTCAATGATGACTGCCCTATCCCATGAGCGCGTGCTACCGCTGACGCCCTGAATAATCGCGGCGTTAGCCTTTATGTGACCATCCGTAACCACCGCATCTGGCACATTGCGTTTAATTTTTGCCGATCCCGTGCTGTCAGTTGTTTTGACCTCAATGGCTTTTTTGTTTCTTAGCGCTACTGTGCCGCGAATACCGTCAGTCGGGCTTGTGCCAATTCTTGTGGTGATAAACACGCCAACAACTTCATGGGTGCTTGATGCGGCGCGATAGATTCCCTCGCGTTTAGCCTGAGTTCCGTCCCCAGTTCCGTCAAAAATGATGTCTCCACCCCTGTGGATGCTTACCTCTAGCGAGCGCTGGGCGACAACCGCAGACTCCTCGTGGACTCGCGCTGCCGCTGTTACCCGCGCTTTGCTGCCAGTAGTGGTAGGAACCATCCTATCGGCGCGAGCCTCTTTGTCTGCGCCCCAAATACCGTGCTTGGCATGGTCTGAGTTAATAATTGACGCTGTTCCAGTTGGTCTCAGTGTTGTCGTCCCGTCGTCATTCGGCTTTAACGCTGGCGATGGAATGCGAACGCCAGCGTCCTCAATTGCGCGGCGCATTGCAATTCCCTCTGGGTCACTGCGATCTTCAAGTTTCTTAAGCACCGTNGTCTTGCCAGACCCNCCTCCGCCGCCCATGATGACAAGCGTTGGCTTCCCGTCNTCGCGAGCAACCCCGCGCTCGCTGACAAGCGATGGACTCATCACCTGCCTTGAGACAAGTTGTGTGTGCAGCAACTCCCTTTCCCCCGTTAGTTTGCCTTCAGCAGTGGTGTGCATTGAAAGCGTGCCTTTCGGCTCAGTCGCTTTGATCGTGCTGATTGCGCTTGTCGTCTTCGCGGGCAAGACGCCTAAATTGAGTGTCTGAATCTGCCCAACGGTACTTGGGTCAGTAGAAACAATGCCAATTTTTGGGGTCTGAAACAGNGTTGGGTCGCTGTACTCTGCTGCGCCGCCTCCGCCACCCCCACTGCTTCCCGTGCTGCCGAAGCGTCCCTTTTTGTCTCGTGGCTGNCCAGANGCGTACTCCAGCAGCGCGTGTTCAGCGAGGGCTGCCTGAACTTCTTTCACGCCTGTTCCTCCTTGCCCCATTTACCAACGGGGCATTCTGAATGCGGAAGTGACCCNTTTAGCCGCATAAAGCACCCGCATTTCTTACATTGTTTTGTAATTTTGATAAAAAACTCACAGCCCTTGCAGATTGAAAGGCGCTTTTCTAGCACCTCTTCAGATACGCGACCGATATTTGGATTAAGCAAATCCCAAGGCTTTGATCCCATTTCAACTCCCCATTACTTGCTGTCCCAGTTTTGCGCCCATTGCAGCCTGAAACTCTCTTGTCCCAATCCAATGTTTTCCGCCGCTTAGTTCCCAGTACAGATTCTTGTTGTTTACCTTGACGTACTTAATAAGCCAAGTGAGAACGTCTGAGCCTATGGTTGCGCCAGCCTCTGTTGCCCTGATGTACGGAATGCCTTCAATAAAGTGTTCGTCAATAATAACATTTGTTAGTTCTGGCTTTAGCCATTCAGGGATGCTGGTATCCTTAAGCCATAGGCAACTGTAGCCAACGCACGGATCTTTTGGACGATCCTCATAGATCGCGCACCCCTTTCCGCGCTGGGCAAATTGACACGGAATACCCTGCTGCATCCATTCGCCAAGGATATTGGCAGACAGCCACCCTTCGCAGCACTTTGTGCAAGTGCCGCAAGATCGTTTTTCTCTTTTAACTATGGGGAGTTGTCGCTTCACTTTGTTGAACGAGAGATTCGGTTTACGGCAAGATCAATGTGATCTTTAAGTCGCTGCTCAAGTTCATCCATCGCTTCTTGAATTCCAGCAGCAATCTCAGCAGACTGGGAAACAGTATCTCCACACCCAGAGACAGAACCCATNGGCTCGCCATCATAGGAGAGACCGCCCTGAGTCTTGTGTGAAGTGGTAAGCCCAAGTTTTTCTTCTAGTTTTGTCCTGAAAGCATCTTCCCATCCAATCGCATCGCCAAGGACAATACCATTTTCAGCATAAAAGTACTGGGGATAATTAGAAACATTTGCCGCCTCTCTTAGTGCATCGTTTCTTTCAACATCAATCTGTACAACCTGCACGCCGAACGGCTCGTACTTTTTTTCCATTGCCTCAACATATGGGTATGCCTTGGCGCAGAATGAGCAACTTTCGGAACTGAAAAAATACACAGTCGGAACTGCGGCATTCTCTTCCAGCAACTTTTCCCACAGACTCTTCTGTACGTTTTCTTCCTTATTCCCGTATACCTTTGGCATAAATTACCTCCCTATCCTTGAATAATTCCGACGCTATCTCCGCCTAGCGGCTCGTAGGTGAGACTAAAGTTATCTACCGTATTGCCCGCTCCAGGGCTTGCAGACCCTAGCGTGCCAACTATAATGCCATGCCCTACGGCAGACTGCCAGTCGCTAACCCCAGAGGCTGTCACCCCAGTGTCTGACACTGAAGTTGTTCCTGTTCCGTCTGTGTACCCAAGCACCTGATATGTTGCCGAACTTGTAATTACCCTCATATTGCTAAAATAACCGCTGCTGCTTCCTAGGTCAGCGTAGAAAAGGTTGGTAACGTTTGTAGCACTACCCCCTACTATTCGGTCTAC